CATCATTATTAGCCTGAGCTAATGATACTGCAAGTCTCTGGCCCTGTGCTCCTGCTACCTTTACAACCTGATAGTTTGTTCTAAGTAGATTTGTTCCTGTGCTATTTCTAACCCTAGAGATAACACTCTGGCCAATTGGAACACTATAAGTATTACCTTTTACAGAAAGCCTAACGGTTCCATCAGTATTGTCCCAAGACATCACTCCCTCAGCAGAAGGAATGTTGCTGCTTGATGGATTAAACCTAACGAAGTCAGAAATCAATCCATACGTTCCAAGATCCAAATCTTGAGTAGCACCTGAATAAGGAACATATCCTGTTAATGCAGTGCTATATTCAGGAATATTTAATGTGTTACCAACTAATGTAGCAGCTCCTGAAGACCCTGTAGTAGTAAGAGTAATAGATCCTTGTCCTCCAATGTCACTTAATAACTGAGCACCTGTTCTGTACTTAATAAGACCTCCATCAGATACAATAAATCTGTCAGTGTCAGTAGTAGCATTTACAATGCTGTTCACATACAGGTTACCACTAACCTCAAGCTTGTACCCATTGTCTACTACACCAGCACCAAGTATTGTGTTGCCATTAGCAAACACTCTAGACACCTGTGTACCACCAATAGATTGAACTACAACGCCATCAGTATAACTATGGACAGTTGACCTCGGAGAACCGAAGTTGTTCATCTGAATTGAGTAAGTGTAAGCAGTCAATCCGATGTTTGTAAAGTTTACGGTACCACCAGTTGCGCTATTGTATTGGAAGTTAAATGTATCAGGACCATAAGACAATGGGCTATCAACTAGTGATGTAGCACCACTCCACATTGGCAAAGTGAAAATTGTACCAGTCCCTGTTACAGGATTAGTTAATGCGTTCTGCTTATTGTTAAATGTATTCCAGTCAGTGCTAGACAGATATCCATCTGAACTTGCTCCTGCCTGCGTAATGCCTATCGTTCCAGAACCTGTAATAGTACCACCTGTCAGTGGACCACTAGTGCCTACACTTGTTACAGTCCCTACGTTCCACGTTCTATTCGCAGACAAGTCAAATGTTGTCCCATTAATAGTAAGTGTGGTAGTATTTGAAGCACCATCAGTAATGCCATATCCTGCTAGGGTAGTAGGAGTGCCTGTAATCTTACCCCATGCAAGTGAACTAATCCAAGTAGGGTTAGAATAAGTCTGGTCTGTACGTACATCACCTACAGTCCATGATCTATTAGCAGTTAAGTCAAATGTTGTACCATTGATGGTAAGCGTTCTTGTTGCTGGAGGTGCTCCGACATCGCTGAAGGTAAGCACAACTGCTCCTGTGTATCCATTAACGCTAACAACTGCATCGGTATTGTCTACCTTCTCCCAAGTTGAACCATTAAAGATAGCCCAGTCACCTAGTTTCCAATCGGTAATACCGTTTAAGTTTGTGCTACCTGCGACATTTACTACGTAGTAATATCCTTTGGTACCTACTGAACTTGTTAAAGTTGGAGTGTTGGTAGCAGCATTCCATGTGCCCTGATAAGTAACTCCACCTGTTAACCCATTAATCTGATTCTGTACCTTACCAAATGCAGTAAGGATGCTGTCTGTATCAGTAACAGTACCACCTGTGATATTCAATCCAGTCAATACTTTACTGATTACAGCCAAATTACTTAGCGTAACAGTAGCATTGCCAGGCCCTACAGCAGTAGCCTCTCCACTAAGTTGAGTGATGTAACTGCCTTGAGCCTGATACTGAGGGATGTTAAGAGTCTTACCAATATAGGTGGCAGCACCGCTTGTACCTATAGTAGTTAATGTATCAATGGTATTTAAGCTCCATGATCTGTTAGCACTTAAATCAAATGTTATAGAGTTGATTGTAAGCGTTCTTGATGCAGGTACATAGACCGTAGAGTCAAGCGTACCATTTGCTTTTAAAAATTGAGAGGCTGAACCACCTGCAACAATAAATGAGGAGGCTGTAATATTAAATGCACCTAGGTTTACGTTCCCAGTTGCACCAACATATGGTACAAACTCATTACCGATTATATCAATTATAGAACCTATCGAAAAGTTCTTGGTGATATTCAAGTCCTCTACATCAGTTCCAATTAGAATGTCATTGATGGTAGGATTTGATAGTATTGGGTATGTACTTATCTTTGCCATTATTTGAATTTTATTTTAGTCCGCCAATATCAGACTTAATCTCCTTGGCTCTGCTCAAAAAATTCTTGAGCATCTTCCATATATCAATATTGTACGCCTCTTCGATGTTCTCCTTTACTGATACTAGTTCAATAAAGATAAGAACTATAGCGCACATTTTTGTAAACATGTACTCGATACCGAACCAACGAATTACAAACTCATTCAAAAGATACTTATCCATAAGGAAAAGTAACAGAACGGTTACTTCGTAAAGCAGCATCTTACTAATTATAGTAGAAAGTTTTCTACTTCTAATACTCTTCAATCCGTGTAGCTTTATAGATTTAAAGACTCCAGTAAAAGTGTCTAGGATGATAGCCGTACCAACAGCAATTAGAAGCCCATGAATGGGGACAAACAATAAAAGTAAGGAAGCAAATATGTAATGTAGATATTTCATCTCCCCTGTCCTTTATAAGCCTTCTTATAAAGTTTGCTTCCCTTGTTGCTACTAGTAGAGTTCTTAGCAGCCAAGCCCTTCTTCTTGTGCTTCTTCTTGTAGATGCTACTTACTATCGCCTTTGCCATCTTAGATGCTGATAATGATTCCGATTACCATAGTGCTACAATGTTATTGGCTGTGGTGGTAGAAGCAAATACTCTTACTACTTGTACAGGAATAAACGTACCATTTGGTACTCCCTGAAACGTAACGTCATCACCTCCTGCTGTTAGCACACGTAGAATACCACCTGTCCCAACGTAAAGTACGCAGCCATTATTTCCGGTTCCATTTTCAGTGGATACACTTGGGATGTCTACAGTGTCACTCTTTGTAACAACTGCGGCTCTTGATGCTTGTAATTTCTGATATGCCATGTCTTTGTTAATTATTCTTGTTTATATGGAAACGCACGGTTAAGTGCATCACGTCTTTTACCACAGCCACAATCACTTCCGGTTGCTTTGCTTACAGCTTCAGCAACTTTCTTAATCCCTGTAGCCTTGGTTACTTTCTCAATAGTATCTCCTAATCCTTTGCTTTTCATTTCTTTTTCTTTCCGTATTTTTTACGACCTATAGAAGCAACAATGGCATCGGCCCTCTTGGAGCCAATGCCTTGCTTTGATTGAATTTTTTCAGATAGTTTACTGAACTTGCTCATCTTCTTTTTCGGCTTCAATACCTTCAACCCATCCAGCCAAAAACTTAAAGTCCTCAATGCCTTCGGTTGAAAATGTAAACTGATAGAACTCAAAGGTCTCCTCAAGAAGTTTCTTCATGTCCTTTGACATACCCTTGATTCCTTCCTTTGTGAACTTATACTCACCCTTCTCACTCAACTCTAGCACGCCATTTTTATCAGCGAACGCATGATCAAGTCGAATGTCTTCACGCTTCTCGTTGTACTCTTCAAACAAAGGCTTAATCTTTTCAGCAATCTTCTTGATTTTAGCCTCTGCCTTACTTCCTTTTTCAGTCTGAACTAGATTTAAAATCTGAACTAGACTCAATAACTCTGCATTTGTTTTTGTTACTTTCTGTGACATTTGATTTAAATTTTAATGATGAACAAATATAGTTAAACTTTAGAAATTCTTTTACCCATGCCTACTCTACTTTTCTCAGCCTTTTTGGCTGCAAGCTTAGCAGGTGATATTTCACTTTTAGTTTTAGGTGTCTCTGATGACACTCTCTTTGTTGGTCTACAGTACTCATTCTTACCTCCCGCACCACAGGCTTTACCAGTCTTGGTATCCTGCCACTTCTCTTTCTCCCAACGCTTTAGTGATATTCCTGACTCAGTTTTTCTAACTGAACCAGAAGCCTTTCTGCATTTAGCAATGGCCTGTGAAGCCCTAGCAGAGGGAAACACATCATAAGATGCTTTAACCTTTTTGTAGCAAGCGTCTTTCATTTCTTTTTAGATAACACTTTTCGCTTAGCCTCAGCACTTAAATCCATAAAGTGATAAAGGTCTTTGCTAGATTTAGTATGACTTTTACCAGTCATAATCTTTCCATTATGAGCATGCTGGTGTCCAGTCCACTCAACTCCATCCTTCAAATAATGACCTCTACTTTTCCAAGACTCGCTCATCAGTACTTACCTCTTTTACTTTTAGGTGATGATTGAGTAGATCCTCCTGGACCTGCCCATAGGTTCTTGCAAGCCCAGTATCTAGCAGATAGTTTATCTGTCGCAGTACTGCACTTGTGCCTAGCCTTAAATGAAGACCGTGCCGCTGCCGAATAGTTATGACCATAACCCTCAGCACCAAAGTGGATTAGCTTCTCTTGTCCATTAGCACAAGCCTTAACCATCCGCTTCTTGCCGGGCCTGTCAGAGGCAACGACACGATTACATTTCATCTTAGACTTTTCAGCCATTACTTCTTTTTCTTAGCGACTGGCTTAAGAGCTTTCTTAGACGCAGCTTTAACAGCTTTCTTAACAGCGGCTTTCTTAGGTCCACCTAGGACTGCGGCTTTGGGCATACCCATAGCCATCATTTGATCTCCTTTCATTTCTTCTTTGGTTTGTAAGAGGTTGCGGTTTTAACTTTTTGTGTACAGGGTTTCATGACTTTTATGTTTACCTTTGTTTACAAATGTAATAATAAAAATGAAATCAAATCAAAGAGACTACCTCAAATACTGGAAAGTAATACGCACCTACTTCAAAGTAAAGCACAATCTAACCCAAGCGGACATAGATATGCTACTCTTCCTTTACTCAGAAAGGTACTTCAACTTCACCACATTCAAGGAGTATGAAAAACTTTTTACCTGGGATATAGAGCGATTTGAAAAACTAAAGAAGCTAGGATGGATAGAACTATTTTCTACCAAGCAACCAGGCAGACCTGCCATGAGGTCTAAGGCACTGTACTCACTATCCTATAAGGCAAAGCGAATGGTAAACTCTATGTACAAAAAGATAGAGGGAGAAGAAATTCCAGAGACTCTCTGCAATAATCCACTCTTCAAAAAGAATGTCAAGCCATCAGAGAAGCCTTACAAGGAAATGATTAAGATGATGAATAAAGAGATTCGAGAGAATAGGGCTACAGGACAAGAACTACGTCACGTTCCTGAATAATTACACAGTGCTCGTCATTAATAATCATCACGTAGCTGTTGGCTTTATCATAGTACACCTCATCACCAGCCTTAATTGCATTAACCTCAGTACCTGAGTTGATGACTACTCCACGCTTATATCTTAACTGGTTGGTATCTTCTCCAGAAAGTACTAGTCCTGAAGATGTCTTTACTTCCTCATCAACAGTCTTGATGATGATATTCTTTCCTATCGCCTTCATGTGAGCGTTAAAATTAAAATGGTTGCGACAATAGCACCGAATAGGGCCCCAATCAAAAGCCCATCAACAAAGTTCTTTAGGTCTCTTTCGTTTACTGCCATCGTATTATATTTATGTTGCCAATATAGTAAATAGTTGCAAAATAAAAAAAAATGGTAACTTTATGGACAACAAAAAATGTTCTGATGAATCTAAAAAAGGTTAGCAGAAATGTTCATGTCCTTGAACTTAGTAAAGAAGAAACTAAATTAGCACTACTGTCTGACATTCACTGGGACAACCCAAAGTGTGATAGAGATAAGCTAAGGGATCACTTAGACTACTGCTTAAAGCACAATATACCAATACAAATTAATGGTGACTTCTTCTGCCTAATGCAGGGGAAGTACGATCCAAGAAGAAACAAAAAGGATATTCTTCCTGAGCACAACAAAGCAAACTACATTGATGCTGTAATAGAAGATGCAGTAGAATGGTGGGCTCCATACTCACATTTACTAACCGTAATAGGTTATGGTAACCACGAAACGGCAATCATAAAAAACTTAGAGACTGATCCTCTACAAAGATTTGTAGATTTATTAAACTACACCAAAAAGACTAGCGTTCAAACTGGTGGATATGGTGGATGGATAGTATTAAAGTATTATCTTAACGGTAACACTGTGATGAGTAAGAACCTTAAGTACTTCCACGGATCTGGAGGAGGTGGTATAGTTACAAAAGGGGCCATAAACCTTACACGTGCACTGGAGATGTATGAGAACATGGACGTATTTATCATGGGACACATACACGAAAACTCCAGCCGTAACGATGTCAGGGATTCAATCAACTTTAATGTTGGAAAAAAAGTATTTGAGATAGAGCACAAGCAGATTCACCTAGCAATAACAGGCTCATACAAGGAAGAGTACCAAGATGGAGCCTTCGGGTGGCATGTTGAGCGAGGAGCTCCTGTAAAACCTACAGGAGGTAGGATCTTGACTCTATCGGGAAGAGAAGTAAATAGAAAAGACAATAGATATTACGAGTTATTAGTAGACAGTTGCAAGTTTCCAGTATGAATAGGCCAATAAAGTACATAGCAATACACTGTACAGCAACACCACAGACTGCAACAGTGGCTTCAATACAGAGGTATTGGAAGGATAGCCTAGGATGGAGTAGCCCTGGGTACCATTTTCTCATTGAGCCCAATGGAAATACTCATCAACTGCTAGATTTTAACGGTGTTGCCAATGGAGTAAAGGGATTTAACAAGGAATCTGTACACATCAGTTACATTGGAGGTGTAAATAAGAATGGAACACCGGTAGATAACCGTACAGATGCCCAAAAAAAGGCCATATTAGAGTGCATTAACTGTATAATTGATTGGAGTGATAACAAATGCTTGATAATCCAAGGCCATCGTGACTTTCCTAATGTAAAAAAGGCTTGTCCATCCTTCGATGCTAAAGCAGAATACAGAGGAATTGTATGAAAGCAGTACTAGAGTTTGACTTACCTGAGGATAACTGGGAGTTTCAGGCCGCAATTAATGGAGGCAAATACAAAAGTGCTATATGGAACTACGATCAGTGGCTTCGTGCAGAGATGAAGCACGGTGAGTTAGACAAAAAAATATATGAAGCCTACGATACTTGTAGAAAAAAATTAAGAAACATACTTGAGGAAGACAATTTATTTATTGAACAGTAATGAAACAGTTATTTGATGACGAGAGAATACGAATTGCAGTAGTTGCATTCTTGATTGGAGTGGTACTAACATTCATCGTGTATCCAAAGCCTGAGGCAGAGACCATTTACAAGTTCACTACCAAAACCGAAACAGATACTGCATACGTTGAGGTACTAGATACTGTATACGTCCCTAAGAATCGCATCAAAACTCAAGTTATTAGGGATACAGTCCTTGTAGACAACAAGCCTAAAATTAGCCATTTTGAGACTACTTTCCCTTTTGACTATGGAAGTACTAAGGTTAGCGGAGAAGTCCTCGGAGAAGTGCTTAAAATGACCGCTACGAGCGACTATAATTTTCCAGTGGTAACCAACACGGTAACTGAAACAAAGACTGAGACTATTGTTATCAAGCCTAAGGGAGTTTACCTAGGTGCTGGAATAAATTCTCTATTACAACCTAGCGCAAGCGCATCCTATGTAGACAACAAGTATATCTTCCAGTACCAGTACCAGCCTTTGCAGAAGGTGCATCAGATAGGAGTGTCAAAGAAGTTATTTTAATTCGGAATAATTCCGATAAGGTTAAAGATATTTTACATTGTGATTTTTACGACAAGTCGTACCCTATAAGGTACATTATAAAAGCAAATCACAGTATAGTATCACTATCGGGTATAATTTGAGAGATAGCACCTTTCGGTTTAAATTATTCCTTTGGTAATCTTTGTTTAATCTTACTTTCAAACTTATCAAATCTAGAGTCTATGTGAGAATTTAAACTCACCAACTCTCGATCAATCCTACTATTCAACTCATTATAGAAGTCAGTTGAAACTTTTTCTAAATATTCAAAATTAGATTCAACATTTCTCAATTGAGTACCTACCTTAACAACAATCACAACCCCAATTATCAATAGGACTGTAACTACTCCTAAAACAAAATATACTATTTCCATCTTTCTTTCGTTTAAGAAAGGTACTATCTCTCTGTAGTCAGGACAGGATTCGAACCTGTATGCATAATTAAGGTTATGCTTTTTTAAATTTTCCATCGTCCACTTCAGGTTCCCTTAACTCTGTAGCAACCAACTTCGTCTCTCATTTAGCGTTTACCAATTCCGCCACCTGACTATGTTGCTAGTCTGTTCCTAGCAGTCAACTCAAGCCACTTTATTTCTCTTTTCGGTCGGGCTGTACACACCCTAATAAAGTAATTGCCTAAGCAAGATTGTCTTATTTATTTGCATGAATTTTTAATAGAACTAGGTATCCAATCAAGTCATTCACCACGTCTTCGTCATCCTTATCCAAGCTACCGTTCTTGATTCGCTTCAGCTTGTCATCGATGCGTATAAGCAAGCCCTCCTTAGGGGAGAGCTTACTAAACACACCAATAGGTTCAAGTGCTGAGTTGCCGTACTTCTCGTTCTTAGAGATAAGCATATCTCTAATCTCATCTAGTATACTACTGACATCTTCTTTAAAGCTCATACATCAGTATCATTACAAGTGCGAACAGTAATGCTAGTCCAACTACGCATGCCCACTCCTTAAAACGTCTCATAGAATGGTTTGAATTTTTCACCCTTGAGATACTGGCTGCTCCGGAACTTAGATCGTCCCTTCTTCACCAGTAGCCCATCCTCAAACAGAATGTAGAACTCATTCTCATCAAACACTTTTGAGGTGGGTAGGTATTCTACCCAACTCTCAACTGTCTTGCGGTTCTCATCAATCACCTTAGTTGCTTGGCCGTGGCCAAAAGGATTTAGTACCTGCTCCATATTATCGCACCTCGTATGCTCTAGCCATCGTGATGATAGCGTTCGTTGATAGAATAGTTGTCGCTACACTCACTGCATTCTGCAATGCGCTACGTGTTACCTTCAGTGGGTCAATAACACCCATCTTAATCAAGTCACCAGTCTGACCTGTCTTTAGATTGTATCCATGTCCAACAGGTATGGCCTCCTTGTACACATCGCTTGGCTTCAGCCCTGCATTCGCAAGTATCTGCTGGAATGGTGCCATCATTGCATTCGATAAGATCTTAACAGCTGCACTGTACTCTAAGCTATAGTGGAAGCTACCAGTTGGTATCAACGCAGCAGTCTCATCCAACAATGCCTTTCCGGCACCAGGTAGGATTCCTTCCTCCAATGCAGACCTTACTGCACACACCGCATCATCAACTCTATCGTACAACTCCTTCTGCTCCAAGTCAGTGTTCCCGCCTACGTAGATTACACCAATTCCTCCCGTAAGGGAGGCGATCCGCTCTAGCAAATGGTCCTTGTCTGACTTACGCTTGGCTGTCTTGTGGGCTTGCCATAACTGAGAAACTCTCTCCTCGACCTTCTTCTCATCGATCTTAAAGCTGCTCTTTAAGATGATGGTCTTATCTTTGCCAACCACAACTCTAGACGCATGGCCAAGGTCCTCTACACTAATCTGGCTTAGGTCATCCCCAGTCTTCTCACTGAAGTAGGTAGCTCCTACACTTACCGCCAGGTCCTGCATCAGCTCATGCTGCTTGTAGCCAAAGCTGGGTGGCTGCACCACACACAACTTTAGGTTGTTCTTCATTACGTTAGCAGCAAAGGTGTTCACCACGTTCACATGACATGGTGCCACGACTAGTAGTTTCTTCCCCTCCGAAATGATGGGCTTTAAAATATTTTCTATTTGTAGGATATTCCCAATCTCAATGTCAGCAACCAACACGTGCACGTCCTCAAACACACACTCGTCTCTGCTCTGATCATTGATGAACAGCGGACTCATGTAACCCCTATCAATCTTCAACCCTTGCGTGGTCTCAGCATAGGTGTCAGTTGTTTGTGACCGTTCTACGGTTACAATCCCACTCTTACCAACAGCCTTGTACACGTCAGAGATAATCTTCCCAATCTCACGGTCATTGTTTGCAGAGATAGTAGCCACGTCTAGCAGCATCGATGGTGTCACCTTCTTGGCTTTCTTCTTCAACCCATCAATCACCTTCCCACTTAACTCATGAACATTGCGAAGCACCTCAGTGGTATTCATCTCACTAGTGATGTGCTCTAGTCCACCTAACACCAAGCCCTCAGTCAACACAATCGCTGTGGTCGTACCATCACCAGCAGATGTAGCAGTACGCTCTGCCGCCTCCTTCATCATGTTCACTGCCAAGTTCTCAACAGGATCAATCAAGTCAACAGCCTTAGCGACAGTTACACCATCCTTAGTTACTGTGATACCATGTGTGTGATTAGGACTCTCAATAAGTACCGTGTTACCATAAGGCCCCAACGTACTCTTTACAGCTCCGGCAATCTTCTTGATTCCAGAGATTAACTTTAGTCTGCCCTCCTGGGCGAAGAATAAATCCTTTGGTTCCATTTGATTTAAATTTTACCAAATCTAAAGAGAATTTTTCGAATTTTCAAAATGTCAATTTTCTCATTCCCTATATATATATATATATTTCTATCTCTCTCTTTTTTTTTATGAATCTAGAATCAGTTAAAAAATCGACATAATCTATCAGTAAATTGATAATCAATAAGTTACACGACATAAAATCGTACATGCCATGTCAGAAAATCTGACATATGGGGTAAAAAAAAGAGGAGTATTAAAAACTCCTCTCTTCCTAAAACCCAAAAAACTATCACATGAAGAACATGTCCTTAACAAGTTCGACATTTTTTGCTTTCTGGATACCTAGCGAAACTGCCTCAGAATACATCTCAAGTTTCTTCGCTTTCTTTAGGTCGCTCTTAATCTGAGCAGCCTCCTGGATACCAGTGGTACCTGTAGGACGATTGTTTACCAAACGCCCATTCTTGATTGTTAGTCCATCGTACATGCACAAATATAACTATTTAGATGATATCAGTGTGGGGGTAATACCACCAAATTACGCAGCCGGCCCCAGAACGGAAACTGATTTTTTTTCGCCTATGGGGGTACCTTAGTCAACGCGGTTGCCTAGGTTTTTTGGCGATTTGCCTAGCGTTAGGTAGGCAAGTATGCCCTCCATTCTACGCGTCCCCTATCCCCTACTTTGTCCCATGTCCCCTCCATGCCATGCGGATCTTTTGCTTGGGGAATAGTTGACTAGCGGTCAATAAGTAAACTTGACTCTCGGTCAATAAAGAGAATGAACAAAAGAAAAAAGGTATGCAGATATCCTTTCTGTTTGCTTTATATCCCCTCCTTTCAATTTCAGTCTAATTTTATTCTAAATCTTTTGCAAATTTTTATCACTGATTGTCAATGAGTTACACAAAAGATTAAAAAATATTTGAAATATTTTTGCTCCACCATTTGGATATGAA